TACGCTCCGCGATTACTCGCTTACCGTGTTGTAAAGCGATTACTCCTCCTACTCTCTACATGTTTAATTTTTATTTTTATAATGTTTCAACTGGTTAGATGAAAGTATTTGATATTCCTTTCTATGTTTGCGGTTGTGGTTATGAGACAACTCATGCCAGTAATGCTAATAGACATAAGAAAACTTCATGTGGTCAAGAGCTACGCAATGAAATCAGGAAGATGATAATGGAAAGTGATGTTAAGGAGGTACTTGGCAATGTGTCACCAACAAATATCACAGTTCCTGGCGACCATAACACCGTTGTTGGCACACAGAACATCACTATTAACTTGACGGTTCCCGACAAGTCTGTGGTGCTGTCCATTTACGATGCGGTCAAGAACCGGGAGTGTATTGACGAAATACGCAGTGCGGACCCCCAGCAAATCCCGGCAATATTTTTCAAGTATACGCGGGGCACGAAGGCTGAGCAGAAAGTCATTCAGTTTGACGCTGACAAGAACCTCGTGCGCCACAAGGACCCCATCACCGGGAAGGAAGTCGCCAAGGACCTCAAGAAATACAGAAACGAATACCTTGCCAAGAATGCTGACGTGTACGATGATGACTACCATATCCCATACATGCCTCGGGAAGTCCAGCGAAGCATGAAGGACTTGTCCGCTCCAATTTACGAAACTGGCAAGAAGAAAGTTGCTCCTATTCCTGCAGCAAAAATCATCAAGATGTGTGCGACCGGAGATCACAAGATGTATAAACTTCCCGAGGAGTCGAAACAATTCTACACAGACGTTGCCGAGAACGTTGACAACGAAATAAAGTCAACTGTATAATTGAATCACAGACGATGCCAAGAACGTTGACATTGTTTTGGTAAACCAGATCATGCAAACCACGTAATTACATATGACAATAACTTAAATAATTTTATGTTATTGTTTATTAAATGCTGCGGCAAGACATAAGCACTGCAAAACTCGAAACCATAATCAGCTATCCATTTATTCGTCTGACACAAGATAATACCTTTGAAGACTTTGCCCGCCAGTGTGCAGACGAGTTGGGTGGCACTCCAGAAGACTGGATGCGCAAGAACCGCAAGTTACTTGGTATATTTGGGTCTAAAAACAAGAAACTTGCTAAAAATACAAGATTCCAAGTCCCTTCCAAGCTCGTAGCAGATGCGAGCAACAGGTTCTTCGAGACAGTTGGTCTCGCGAAGAAGGCGCACACCTTGGGGGCGTCTCCCACAACCATCATCAACATGTCAAATGATTCCACCCCCGATAACTCACCGGAATCAACCAATGGTACTACTTATAGTTCACCAGAGGAAAAATTCAGCATTGTTTGTTTTTCATATTGACACTTTTTGGAACGCATCACTAGAAGTTTGAAGAAGAAGGATTTGCCTGATGAGCAAGGTTGTGAACAGTTGCTTGGAAAGCTTATGAAAGCTTTGATGTAACGGAAATATGTGGGTTTATGATGACTAATCATGCTCTTTGTACTTTGGCACAGGTTTCGTTCCACCAGGACTCGTAGGTTGGACGGTAAAAAACGCACCTGCTGGGTTTCTCTCCGAGAGCACCATTCACATCACCGCATCTTCCATTTGGTCGCGACTGACCTCCCCAATCTCCCACACGTCCTCCTGCAGTTCTGTTGACCTGTGTCAGTTCTTGGCCAGAACCTGCTGGACCATTACAACTATCATTAAAACCAGACTTTTTCCACTCGCCGATGTAAATGTCAATATTGGGATATATTTGACCCTTGTAATTTTGGAAGCAGTAGTTATCGTCTCCATGGTCTCCGCAGAAATCATCTACTCTCATAAGACCATTGTGTTTTTGACCGTTTGGCATTGTACGGCCTTTTAGGAAATCAACTAAGAGTATGTCTCCATATTTTACAGAACCATTCTTGAGATATCTTGATGGCAATGCCACAGAAACATATGGCACAAGTTCTTTTCCTTGTGACGACAAATTACTGTTGGGAGGTGTGTTATCCTGAACACTGTACCATGTCAGCACATAAAACCCAATGTTCTCGCCCAACTGATAATCCGACGAAGGAGCTGGTGCTGGTACTGGCTTTGGTGCTGGTACTGGCGTTGGTGGTGCGGGTCGCTTCTCGGGCTGAGGACAACTGGGAGTGCGGCACTGCCTTGTTCCACCATCGACGTCTCCCCAATCCAATCCGGTGTCTATGAAACCAGCGGGACACTTCCACCCAGAGGGGGTTGCCACGCGCTTAGCGTACTGACAAGGCCCCGTTGGGGGTTTAGGGGCAGGAACAGGTTTAGGGACAGGAGCTGGTTTAGGGGCAGGCGCGGGTTTAGGGGCAGGGGGAGGTGGGTCATCCGGTGTGTTTCCACAAGGCCCTATTTTACACTGGAAATTGCTTGCCTGTCCCCTTCCGGTGTCTGTGTAACCAAGAGGGCATTCGTATTTTCCATTTTTAGAAACACGTCTTGTATACCCGCACGCATTTGGTTTGAGAGCAGCGCAGGGCCCCCTTGTACATTGGATTTCTCCATCAACATCCCCCCAATTTCTTCCAGTGTCTTTGAACCCATCTGGACATGCCCACTTTCCATCGATGTTTATGCGTGAAATTGTTTCGCATTTTGTCGGGTTCTTATATTCTTTTGCAGCTGCTATTAGATCATCTGAATCCTTTTGTGTCACGGTGTATAGCTCTGCGAGTTGTTTTATAGCAGCCTGACCAGATGGTGCTGTCACAACCAGTTGAACTGCTGCATCCCATATAGTGCGTATATTGGGTTTGTTTGATACCATGGGAGGTGTGATACTTGGGTTATTTACCTGCTGAGCCATGGCAACTGCCTTTTTCTGTAAGGTTGTCCTGAACTCCTTCAAAGCTTCTTGTTGCTTCTTGAGATCATCTGTTACAGATTGTATACCTGATACAGTGGCATTTTTTATCTTATTCTTTGTGTTCTGAAAGAAGGAAAGGTCCTTCTTGGATATCTCAAGAGCTTCTTTTGCCTTGTCAAGATTGTCCAGTGCATTTTGTTGATTGTTTGCGGCATTAGTGGATACGACTGCTGCCGCAAGGGATTTTTGCAAATCCTCCATCTCCTGTTTTGACTCGGCAAGTTCGGCGAATGCAAGATCTTGTTCATTCCCAACACCTTCTATCGTATTCTGAACAGCAGATTCAATGTTGTCAACTGTGTTTACTTGTTTTTGTAGAGCTTCAGCCACTACGGCTTCGTCCACTATGCTTTTTGCATATTGTTCATTTGATCTCGATTTTGCCCTCTTTTTGAGGAAGAGTATCACAATTGCTGCCGCCGTACCAACCGCTGACAACACAACAGAAATTATTGTTATTAGAATCCACGTCTTCATTACTTCTTTAAAGTATGAGTATATTTTTATAAAAATATTATAAACTCTTACTAGAAAGAATGGACGACATTCATATCAATATCATATCACCCACCGACCTGGGAAATGGCAACCTCGGTGACATTTTTAACAATGATAACCTCGGTGATAATGGCGATAGCGGAGGCATTTCGCGTTATCTATTTTGGACCATAATTACAGTCGTCGTGGTTCTCGTCGTCGGCCTCACTGTGTTTCTTGTTAGGTATTTTAATAGGAGGTCTCGTGAATCTGGGTCAATTGTGAAAGATGTTGCTGAGTCTATCTCCACCGGTACCGAGCAGAAAGTTGCCAACCAGTTGCTCGATGTTGCAATTCGCTCAGTTACAGAGTCTGCCCAACTTGAGGCAAACACCCAGACCGCGGCAAGTCTGTATGCTACAGGCGAAGCATCGCAAGCCGATGTAAAAAAGGCTATAATCGCGTCTGAACTTTCCAAAACAGGTACATATCAGAAAAATCTGGAGGCAGCGCAGGCGCTCGAGGAGCTCAGAAAGAAACAACTTGCCCAGGCAGATGCTGCAGTTCTGGCAGCAACTCAGGAGAAGTCAAAGTTATCAGCAGACTACCAAAACTTGACGAATGACATAATTGCTCAGAACATGAAAAAGGCAGAGGCAGTTCTGCTTGAAGTTACTTCAAAACGTCAGGCAGCAGATCAGGAATTCAATTCCAGTATAGCTCTCCGTATACAGGCAGAGAAGGCTGCTCAGCAGAAAGTCGATGAGGGGGCAACTCAAAAGCAAGGTATCATTGCTTCTGCAAATGCAAAGTTGCGTGATATAGTTGCCAAGGTGAATGCCTCTAAGAAAGCCACAGCAGAGTTTATTAAGAAAAAACAGGCCGATGCCAGAGCTCCAAAACAACCTAAACCCGCTCCTGCCCCTAAACCCGCCCCAGCGCCTAAACCTGCTCCAGCGCCTAAACCCGCACCAGCGCCTAAACCTGCTCCAGCGCCTAAACCCGCACCAGCGCCAGGACCCTGTCAGTATGCCAAGCGCGTGGCAACCCCCTCTGGGTGGAAGTGTCCCGCTGGTTTCATAGACACCGGATTGGATTGGGGTGATGTTGACGGTGGAACAAAACAATGCCGCACCCCCCGATGCCCCCAACCCGAGAAAAAACCTGCACCTCCTGCACCCGCGCCATCACCTGCTCCTTCAGGAGGAAAGGGAACTGTTGTATTGCAGGGCGGGACAGTGAGGTTCCCAACAAACCAAGGAAACTATGCTGGCAGGGGAGGGCAACGTGTGAACGTGACAAAACCAATTCCAAGAAATATGGAAAGGTCGTGCCTGTTAGAGTGGGATGTGTTTTTCCCCAAGGGCTTTTTTGTTGGTTGTCAAGGAAAACTTGGAGGTCTGTTCTTGGCACCTCGTGGAGGAAGCGGACGTGCTTCTGGTTGCGCTGATAAAAAGGACAGAACAGGTGCCAGTTACCGCATTATGTTTGGCAAAACCCCAAGCGTGTATCAATACTTCTACTTCAATAACAGAACGTCGCAGACGGGGGCAATGGCTAGAGAAGATCGTTGTGGTCTTGGACACATGGTGGATGACTTCAAAAATATTAAAGAAGGTGATTGGAACAGTTTGAAGATTGGTCTCAAGTTGAATGACATCGGCCAGAGGAATGGACTTGCATACATCAATGTCAACGGGAAAGAAGCCACGCAGGGTGGTATAATGTGGACACCAGATGCCAATTTTGTAATCACTGCAATGAGCTTTAATGCGTTTTACGGTAAACACACACTGCCGAGAAAAGCATCACGCCACGCACATCTGGACTCTGTGTGTGGAAAACTCGTTTAGACTTCCAGATGCTCTAATGCATTGTCAGATGCTAGTAATCTTTACAGATTGCAACACATTCAAATTGCGGGAAACCCCTAAAGCCATCAGTACCAAGTTGCATGCGAAAGCATGTAATGGCCGAGAACAGACCTCGGGTATGGTAAAAATCTGATGGATGAACAATGGGCAATCCGCAGCCAAGCCTCTAAAAAGCTACTGGTTTCAAGAGGAAGGTTCAACGACTAAACGGATGTGGGTCTCTTTGAGGCTTAAGATATAGTCTATTCCCTGCAAATATCTCGAAAGAGAGGGTATAAAAGGGTTGCACTGGCTCTCCTGCGGCAAACAGACTGCCAAACACGTATCTCGAACTCCGCAATATGAGAGTTTCAGAGTGGATTTAAATATATTTGATAGAATTAAATGAAGAAGCGCTATATCGCATCTATAATCATTGCCGCCATCCTTGCTCTTGCTGCTGTGGGAATTTTTGTTTACAAGAATTGGTCTGATGTTCAATCTATATGGTTTTTCACAAAGACAAAAATAAAGAATATCACGATACCTTCGATCAAACCCAAGCCTGTGAAACCCGTGGATCCCGTTGTCATTATAGAAGCATCAAAGCCTGATGCTGGTCTTGAAAAGGAACGCGATGCCCTGGCTGCTAAGGCGGTGAGTATTTCCAATGACGCTGGTAAAATAAATCAGCAAGCAGTTAGTGTAGTGGCCACAGAAGCCACTTCTAAAGCTGCTCAGGCCGCCCCTGTCTCTGAAATTGTAGT